GCAGGGGATGAAAGGCAGATAGCCTCCCCATGTGTTCCATTGAGTACCATTAACGGACGTGCCATTGCCGAGGCCGCCTTGATGAAAGCCATCGGCGGTGAGTGTTTCATTGTAGGTGTCTTGGCAGTGCATTGAGGCGTATTCAATACGCTGGAGCCATGCAATTTCAGTATAAACACGGCCCGCCCCCGCGTGAGTACCATTCTTGCAAAGGGGGCGAACACCAGCTTTTGAGATTGAGGTGCGGGGCATACCGAGCATTGAGTTGTATGTGCCATCTTTTGCCGCATCACTCGCTCCACTGCCACCACGGAAATTTGTTGCGCTTGCAAGCAATGAAACAAAGCCGTTGGCATCGCGCTTAATCTCATTACCTACCCATTGCAACCAACAGCCGGAAACGGCTATGTTGTTGGCAATGTCAATAGTGCCATACCACGGTGAGCAAGTCTTTCGTGTCATGCGAACAAAGCCGGGGAGGGCATATTCGGAAATACACATAGCCCATTTTGTACCCTCTACCTCAAAGCGGGCGTAGTATTCGGGCTTTTCCAACATCACGTTTCCATCCGTGGTGTCGAGCTTTGCCGCCGCTCCAGAATCCTTTTTACGGGAATCGTTCTGGTGGAGATAGTATTTCACGGAGCCATCCGTGTTTTCCACGAAACGCCTCAGTTTCTTTTGGATAGGTAGTGTGCGGTGTAAGTCCATATTACCTATGCGAGTGAGCTTGTAGTCCTTGCTGGTAAAATCGCCTTGCACCCCATACCACATATCATACGGATATTGCGGCTTGGTTGAGCCGCTGCCTAAAATAAGTCCCATATCATTTGTAGTATTCTAAATGTGGTGCTTCACTCGCCCCCCAGAAAATCTCATACTTGTCGGTGTCAATAGCGTTGGGAGGCAACTCCACTATCTTACCGGGTGTCCAGTCACCAATAGGCACGGGGAAATCCCCAATTTTTTGGTCGCATATAAGGCGGCACCTAATGAGGGTGTCATTCTCCACCACCCCCGATTTGCTACGGAGATACACAGAGAATGGCACACCTATCTTGAACCCTTTTGAGAGGTCGGTGATACGGCCTTTTGCGAGTACATCATCCATATTTACTTGGTTAACTCTACTGCAAAGTTAATCAAAAATGTGTTTATTGAACACATTTTAAGGCGTAAAATATAAGGACTTGGAGTATTTGCCCCACTATCCCGCCCAAAATGGTAGCCAATAGGTCCAGCCAATCCCATTTTCCACCATACGCCCTATCCTTAAACTCCATGCCGGCGGCCAGTCCACCGACAAAAAGAATGGTAAGGAGCATGGCACAGGGGATAGCGTAGAAAAAGTGCTTGAGGCGGTTGCTTTCAGTTATCCAGCTCATAATGATGTTAAGTTTATTTGGGTGGCTTGTATTTCGTTGATACGCGCTCTTATGGCATTGCGTGAGGTGTGGAGCATTTTCATATCGTAAGGCAGTTCCTCACCGACAAGCGAAGCCTCGTAGCATTTGATTACTTGATAATCCGTTTCTGCCAATTCAGCTTTTAATGCCTCAATATCGGCATTGAGCTTATAGTTATTCACTACCTTTTCGTAACGATAGGAAATTTTATCTCCATTGTCGTATGGCACTAAGCGTATGGTGTAGTTATCATCATCGCATACCATAAGGCTTTCATCAACTGCATCCACGGGTTTGTATTCCGAGGATAGTTGCTTGATTTGCTCCTCAACGGAAACGGTGCGAGTTTCAATCTCGCCCGTTTCAGTCTGGAGTCTTTCAATGTATGGCTCTAAAATCCTTGACCTTAGATAGCCATCCTCAATATATCCGTATTCTTTCATAGCTATTTAGAATTTCCAACGTGAAACAATCCACGCCTCCGTTTTTTTTGCGCTGCTTCCACTACCGATATATCCGATAGAAAACACGAACATACCGCCTTGACCTTCGGCGAAATCGTAATAATCATTCTCCGTGTGGTCATCATAAATATGGTGGCCGGTACGCGGCTTGAAACGCATATAACCGCTCCACCATTGTTTTACGAATACCACTTGCCCCTCGTAGGGGTCGGTGGGGAGATATACAATTTCCTCATCGGAGCAATACCCGATAACCATAGTATCGCCAGTAGCGAGATAGTTTGTGTTGGAGGTGGTGTCAACAATAGCTTTGCGGCCCAGCACAAGCCCCCCGGCGTAAAGACGTTGGAAAAATCCACCATAAGCGGGTGCGGTGCCATTGTTGGAGGCGCGGCCGAAAATTCCGGCAATCATTGTTTGATTGATGTTGACCTGCCAATCTTGTTTGTTGACACTGGCAAAACCTAATCCAACAACGGAGGCGCGATAGGTACACCCGGAGGTTTCCGACATCGCCTCTTGCCCTGCTCTGTTGGCGAATATGCCAGCCGGGGATATATAACTAACCGCGTAATAATCCTTGCTACGGGTTTCCACAGTGCCTTGTGTTGCGTCAAGCGTGATTATTGAGCCAAGCGTCCTATCCTCAGTCATGGTTTGGCTACCGCCGGAGTTTTCGCTTTCAAGCACAATCTTAGGCTGATATGATAGCGTATTGCCATAATACACACCCACTTGTAGCATGATACGATTTTTTAATGTTTCATCAAGAGTAGAAACAATCTGTCCGCTCTTGATAAACCAATCTCCGATATTAGCCCCCTCAGCCAAAAGCAAATTGGTTGCGATTGTTTCAAACTCCGCTCCGAAATCATTCCATTTGGCGGTGCTGGTCGGTAGTATATTGGAGAATGAGCCAGCGTCAATACGCGCTATGTAGTAGTGGTTGTTGTATTTAACCGCATCTATTCGCTGCGCATTGCCATAGTAGGTTTTTGAGCTATCATAATTGCCACGAAATACCAATACAGGGCTATCTCCGTTTTTGCCATCTTTACCCGGTTTACCGTCAACACCATCATAGGGCGTAACGCGAATTGGGGTAGTCCATTTTGCTTTCAAAGCGTTGCTCTGTCCATTGATTACAGCCGTGGTGAGCCATAGATATTTCAACGTGCCAACGGCCGGCATTGCAGTGGTCCAGCCCGCGGGTGAACGGTCTGTATCAACTAAACCGGGCGCACTTGACTTAGAGCCATTGACAGCATAGCGGTATTCAGTATAATCACCATTTATGCCATCATCGCCCTTATCTCCTTTGTCGCCATTTTTAGGCAGCACCATCCAAAGGACGGGCGTAGAGAAAGTACCCCATTTGCCATCCTTTTTCTTGCGCACACTCTCATATTGATAGCGATAGGCACTTGATACATCTTGTGGGTTGTCGGTCCAGCCTTGGCGCAAATCCCATTGTAAGCTCCTTACCCAGAAATTGCCACTTTTATATACAGGTGTGGTTGTGGTGGTCGTAGTCGTACATTCATAATAATTGCCATCCGCTCCAATCACCATCTCACCTTGTTTGTATTCTTTGCCTACAACATGATTTTCGGTGGATAGTGGCGGCACATAGTCATCAATGTATTCATCGCTATGTGGAATTGCCGGAGTCCTTTCTTCCGACATCAAGCAATAAATCCGTTCCACATCTGCCGTGTCAATAGAGAATGGCACGGGGTCGCTCCATGAAACAACCTTTGCAGTTTCTCCGCTCACTATGCCGACAGATAGCCAGCAATTAGGTACTGTAACGACACGATAGCGGCCACAATCCCCATTCAGAGAATTGCTTTGGTCTTTAGCATACGCTACATCTACAAAGTGTGTTCCGGCGGTGGGTATTGGTATATAAACCACTTTCTTTGCGTCCGGGCCGCTCACTCTATCCAGATAGTTTGAAACACGCGAAAGCCCCTCGGTGTCGAGCTTGCCAACAAGCACAAAGTCAAAGTTGGTTTCACTCTGCGCCCATATCTCCAACGCAAGCATTTGGTTGGGCTTGGTTGTAACGATAGTAATGCGGTTGGTTGTTATTTGGCTGTGGTCTATTGTTGGCGATATGAAATAGCCATCTTTCAAAGTCCACACGCTGCCATGTGTAACTTTCACATTCTCGCGGTCGGGGGTGTCACTCCATCCCGTAGGTATTAGGGCGGTACCGGTTGGCTTGGCGGGCTTGTCAAAGGAATAGCAGTAAACGAGCTTGTTGCTATCTGCATTAACGCCATTTGCACCCTTTGCCACGACAGCCCAATAAGTAGAATCAGTTGGCTTGTGTCCTTTGGTGGGTGTTGGGTGAATATAACGATAGGTGCAAGTTGCTCCATTCTCAGTATAACTTACCTCATCACCCGGATAATAGACATAGCTTGCGTTCCATGTGCCACGATATACACCCAACGGTGAAACATCGCCACTCTCGCTAATAACACTTACATTTTTGAGAGTTATAGCATTGTCGCGGCTAACATTCCAGTCTATTGAGCTTGACGCATCACCAATTCGGAATTTGTTGCCATCCAAATCCAGATAGCACTCACCATCACTTGTGACAATGCGGCCCGTGGTTATGGTATTGCCATTGATACGGGTAAAGCCATAAGTGGTTTGGAAATCGCGGAAATTATCATCTGGATAAAGTGTGGATAATACCCCAACAAGAAAGTAATAATTGTTGGGGTCATCGGTCGGCTCAAACTTATATTGAGTTTGGGTAAGTAGCCATGTGCCTTTTTCCCCAGACTTTGAACACTTGGCGAAAAGATAATATCCGGCGGTACTTGGCACCGTAAATGATTGTCCGCTCATTTGCCATGCCCTTATCTTTGAGGGGTCAATGGTAAGGTGCGACAATATGCCCTCTGTGGCGATAAACGCATTAGGATTGCCGCCTACATTAGCTTGGAGTATTACCCCGGTTAACACAAACTGTTGGCTCTTTGAGCCTACGGTTAACATATTAGTGTCAATGGAGTTGGGGCGTATGTTATCCACGTCAAAAAAGCCGTCAGTATCATACACCATATTGCGCAAATCCTCAGTAGTGCGCCAGCCCCTACGCGCTTTGTTAAGGTCCCGTAGGCGGTTGTTAGTTATAATCTGGTCATGCTCTATCACGGATAGCACGGTTTGCGTCTGGATAGATATTGCAGTTGTGTCGGAGAGGGTAAGCTGGTAGTCCTGCTCCAACAAAAGATTGCGCGTAATCTTTTGTATGCGGATTTGTTTCTCTATGCCATATCGGGTGTCTTTCACAGGCACATAATCCCCCACCTTGAACAAACACACCTCACTATCACGGCTCAACGCCTCAAGAAAATATAAGCGGTCGAGTGTAAGGGCATATTGCGCTTTGGCTTGTGTAGCCGGCTTGAAATCATTATATCCAGCATACCACAATTCTTCCTCTGCGTTCTGTTCGTAACTTTCGGGCAAGAATATATCCGTAATCTTGTAGGTTGCGCCAACCTCAATAGGATATGCGCCCCCTTGCTCTACTGAAACGGTAGGGGTTGTAAGGCCGCGTTTGTCAGTAAAGGGAATGAGCTTGAATTTCTTTGTGGCGTGGTCGTACCCACCCTTAGCCTCAAGTTCAAATTGCTGCCCAGCAAGTCTGCCAGACGTGAACGTGATTTTTGGGTTTACACTTTCCACCATATATTTTGTACCGTTCGCGTCTTTCTCGCAAAGGTCAAAATCCATAGTGTCATCAATGAAAGCGTTTATATCATCGCTCAACAGTGCAGTAACGTGGCCCGTGCGTGTGGGGTAAATCTCATCGTAGGTCTTAACATCTTCCTCGCTGCCTATCTTATCGCGTAGTGCCGCATCCTCTAAGTAGCGTTTGTTGTCATCGGATATGCCTATAAGTTCGGTGTTAGGCTCAACAACGGTGCCATCAAAGAGGATATGTTTCTTGCGATTGTAACGGCGTGGGTATGGCAGTTGCAACCGCTCTGAATAATTGCGATAGTCGGTGCGTATGTTAGACGTGCCACCCTCCACCCAAAGACGGGTGATTATGGCTTTATCATCAATCTTTTGCTCGGTGAGCTTATAAAGCCCATTGCCCTTGCCCCACTCAAAGTAGTCAGCTCCTCCGGGGGGATTGACACGCTGCCCGAATTTACCAATGTGGATAGTCCTAATGCCATCCGCTTGCGATATGAGAAATTCCAGATTGAAATTATCTTTTGAGCAAAGGGATTGTAGGGCTTGCAAACAATTCACCCCCGAAAATTGGATTGTCTTTGCCTCGGTTTCGGGGCAATTATTCTCATCAAACGTCCACAAGCCCGGATAATCACGATTGAGATTGTAGATTAAAACCTGCACAAACTCCTTGATTGTGTAGGTCAAATCAAACGTGCTGCGGTCGGATTTCCCGTTGCGGTCGGTGTTGCGATAGGTCGTTTTCATAAGGTCGTACATCGGCCCGTAAAATACCGGCTCAAAGATATAGTAATCCTCAGCCTGTACCTCACGTTTCGTTGTAGTCCTAATGGTATAATCGAATCCGTCCACAATGATTTTATCCCCCTTTTCAAAAGAGAGCCATTCGGTAGATACGATTTGGAGCGTAATGTAGTCATCGCCCATAAGAGAGCTGTTTTGCGTAGCACTCTTGACTACGCAAAACGGCTCCTTTGTGTTGAGTTCGATAACCTTGCCGTTACGCTTGATTATTTGAGCAATTCCCATATAAGAATAGCATTGGTTTCAAATTTCTCAATATCCTCAATCACCCCGGTAACAACTATGTCGTACTGACCGGGGAGGGCGTAGGTGTGTTCAACGGTGGTATCGTTGCCTCCCACGTTGTAAGTGTGAGTACCATCACCCCAATAGATGTTGAGTAACTTGTAGGTTGATACTTTGATTGTCGCTTTGGAGTTGTTGCTACCCGATATGTGGCGTAACACCTTTTTCACGGGTTCGTCCTCGGTGAGCTTGAGGGTGAATTTACCCACCATAAGCTCATTGTTGTAAGTACCCCACTTTTTATCTACGGCGGCCTCGTCCAGTAAGTCAACCTCATATACAAGAGGCTTTGCTTTACCATCATACTCAACGGTAAGGCGGTGTGTACCGTCACCGTCAAAGAGAGCAAAAAATCGGCTCTGCCACTCCACAAACGCGCTACGGCTGGAGGCTTCGATGAAACATTGTAGGGTTATCTCACGCTCCTTAAAACGCTTGCGCTTGCGGTCGCGCACAACACCGTGGTAGTTGTCATAGTCCACGGTGAGAGCTTCTTTCCGCGCCAGACGTCCGACAAGTCCATCGGAGGCCGACACATACACCCCATAGTCCTTGAAATTCACACCGTCAATGTAATATTCAACATCGGTGTCAGCTTGCATTTTAAGGATTTGTTTCTCGGTCTTGGCTACGTTGAACACTTGAAGCTCATCCACGCTTGCAGTCGTTGTGAGTAGTTCATCGGTTGATAGAGAAAGGCCGGTGGGTGTTCCGCTGAAAGTGCCAACATAGACACATTCACTGTTTAAGAAAACTTTGAACGTGGAGCCGCTACGCACGAAAGCGATAAAGTACCACATTTCCGGGGCTACGTCCAACCATTGCTCACAGTAGTTTTCTACACCGGGTAAATTCAAGAGCCAGCCTAAACGGGTGGTTGCGATTTTCACATAGGCGCACACCGTAAAATCAGAGCTGAACGGGATAGCCTGCGCGGTGATACACTCGCCCCCATTGAGAGCAAGAGCCTTGCCGGTCTTGGCAATTTTGGTTAATTCGGCACCGTCCGACAGCGTAGCGTCATGGCGGCCGGCGGAATAGTCGTATGCCTTTGAGCCATCCGGGTCATCAAAAGGCAGATACAGGAGTAAGTTTTTATCTACCATATCAGTATGTGGTTTTATCGTTAAATATTGTTGTTACTTTTCCCATTGAGGATAGCCCTATATAGTCCACCTCGGTTTCCTTGCCATACACATTGATTAGCACTTTCGCGTCATTGCCGACAACGGCTATATGTAGTTTGGCGTGGTCGAACAGGTCAATGCTCACATTGGCATGGTCGGAAACATTCACGGCTACCTCGCTATCGTGGCGCACATATAGGCGCGATACTGAATAACCGTCATACTCCACCAGAGCTTTACAAGCCCCGTTAAGCACCATATCGGGCTTATTCTTGGTCGGGGGTATCTCATCATCAACATACACTCCGAAAGGCTCACACTTGCCCCGGAAATGCTCACGGAGAAAGTCTAACGTGGGGTAATCCTCGGAAATGCAAAAATCTATTCCCTGAATGTAGAGTTTTACAAGTTCCTCGGTGGATAACCCTATGTGGAGTTTTCCTTGCCACGGGCGGCACAACCCTTTGGCTATGCCATCTATTTTGAGTTGCTGAATCAGTTCCATGTTACGATATGCCTTGTGAGAGTAAAGAATTATCTTTCGTTTCTATGCGCTTGAGGGTATCTCGCACCTCGGCAAGAATTACATTGGCGGTTGCAGTGTTTTGAACAATAGCCGATTGTTGCAAGAGCTGTTGGCGCATTACGCTTGTCTGGTCGGTCTGGTTAATGATGAAAGCGTTAAGGCGGCCCGCAATCACGCCCCCGGTTTCCTCACTCATTGAGGTAACGGCACCCGTCAAGGGGTCGGAGCTTGTGGCTTCATCATCAATATCTTTTATCCAATCACCCACCGCCTCAAGAGCGTTGGTGAATGTTGCGCCGGCGGCATTAACAAGAGCCTCAAACTTGCTTTTTTCACGGGCTGTCAATTCCCCGTCAGACATAGCCTCGCCCAGATACTGAATAGCATCATCCATTGCCTTTGCAAGAAAATTTCGTTTGAGAGCGTCAACAACGGCCTTTTTCAATACCTCGCGTGTGGTATCACCCAAAGCCTTTGCTGCGTCCTCTCCGGCACAATATGCGTCAACAATGGCATCTGCGTATTGGTCCAGAGCTTCCTTTGTGGTCGTTCCGGCAAAGGTTTCCATCATTTGCCGGTCTAAGTCCTCAATCTGTTGCTCTATCTGCTCTATCGCATCATTCCATTGTTGGATTTTGTCGTTGTCGGTCTTTTTCTTATCTCTTTCAGCTTGGATTTGCTGTTTCATCAGCTCCTGCTGCTCACGGAGGCTTGCCTTTTGCTGCTCATACAAGCCCAGCATATCATCACCCTCTTTGGCTTTTGATAGCTGCTGGTTCAAGTCCTTAATTTGGGCTGTGAGTTGTGCGTATTGTGCAAAATCCCATGCGCGGCGGGCTGTTTGGCGTTGCTGTTCAAGGGCGGCTATCTGGTCCTCTATGAGTTGGATATTACGCTCAAATCCGGCACGTTCCTCATCGTTGAACACCCAATAGGTATTATTAAAGGCACGTTCAAGGCGTGAGTATGAGCGTTCCAGAGCGTCAATCTGCTTTTGGAGATTTTGTATCTTTTTCTCATATTTCGCATCGTGCATTTTTGCGAATATGCCAATTACCGATGTTATAGAGGAAATCATGCCGGTTATACCACCTACGACATCGCCAGCCATAAACTGACCCACGGACGCGGCGGCATTACCCAACTCGCCCATAAGTTCTATTGCAGTCCCTATGCCATCAGATACACCATCCATGCCCAGTGCGTCAAACATACTTTGCAAGGACGAGGCGCAATCAGTGGTTATATCCGTCACTTTCTCCACGGATTGAGTGATACCATTGGCAGCGGATTTAACCTCTCGTTCCGCGCTTTCAACATCCTCTTTTGACCCCTCACCTTTGGCTAATGCGGCTTTCGCTTTCGCCAATTTCTGTTTAGCTTTGAGGTAGTCGTTAAAGAATGTATCTAAGGCAGCAAAGGGGTTAAGCTCCTGTATGCGCTGCTTGGCTTGGTTAAGGCTTTCAATAACGGCCTTATAGTCCACGGGGGATAATTTCAACGTGCCGGCGGCTAATTGCTTGTCAATATCGCTCACCAGCTTTTGAATTTGCCCCACGGAAAGGGTGTCAAGGTCGCTAAACAACTTTTTCCAACTATCGGTTTGCAGGAGAAATCCAGTATTAAGAGCGGAAAGAGCCTCCGTTTCGGCTTTGTTGATTAGCTTGATACGCTCCTCATCGCCCATACGTTCAGCCTCAGCACGGAGCAACGCATATTCCTCAGTGATTGATTTACGCTGTTCCTCAAAGGTGCGATAATCATTAAGCACGGTTTCATGTACCTGCTTTTGTAGGTCGGCCTCCTGCTTGGATAGTTCAAGGCTCATGGCTGCTCTGTCATCATCGTTGACAATGCCACTTTCGCCATTCTCCAATTTACGCTTTGCGTCAGCAACGGCCTCCAATTTTTCGGCAAGGGTCTGGCTACGCCCTATGGTTTCACTTACAGCTTGCTTAAACGCCTCAAGTGCGGTTCTTGCGCCAGTAAGTTCATCATATTGCACATTCAAGGATATAAGGAAATTGCCCTCGCCCTCGGTGAGTACGCCAGCTTGTTTCTTGCCCTGTAATTCGGCTATCTGCTTTTCGATATACTCTTTATAAGAGCCACCAGATTGTAGCAAGGAGGCAAATTGTTTATCGGCAACATCCTTACCCATATTCTCAACCCAACGCCAATATAATTCATACTGCTTGCGCTTGTAGTCAAGTTCGCCCTCAAAGAGTTTGTTTGTGGATTGCTGGTAGCTTTGATTCTCATAGGCGCGGCGTTGTGCAAAGCCGTCTT